CGGATTCCCCGGCATCGGCAGGCAGATCCACAAACTGGCGCACCCATTTCTCGCCCGGTCGGATTGCCCCGGCAGTCATTAGCTGGGTCAGCCCGGACACTTTTGCAGTCAAATCCCCGCTCTTGAGCTCGTGCATTTTCAGTTTCGGCGGTCTCGGATTCGGGAAATTCGCCTTGATCCACGGCACCATACACTGCTCGTGGAATACATCCTCGACCGTCCGCGTCTCACCCCGGATAATGGTAGTGTAGGAATCGTAATGCCTGTCCGTTAGCGCGTAACTCCCGCCTTTGTCCGCTCCCTGATTTGCGAGCAGATACGGCATCAGCAGCCCGGTAGTTATCGCCCTGTCCATTGAGTCTATAATTTTGTTGTAGTCATCAATGTTTGCCGGGGAAACATTTGGAAATTCTATATTGTCCACAATGTCCTTCGGTGCTATGCCGACCGCTCCGTTTATGATCAGGTCAACGACATCCTTTATTTCCTTTGAGAACATGGACCCGGAATCCTTGACATAAATAATCGCCCTGCCGAGGGCTTTTATTTCACCGATGAGATTCCGGTACCGGAGCATGGCCTCCTTAGCCTTAACCGCACGGACGACTGTCCGGTATAACCCATTACCATACCAGTTGTTGTATTCCACACGGGGATAAACATTTATGATAAAATCTTTCTTATTATACGCCGGATTGGTAGGGCCGGAAAACATGCCGACCCGGACTCCATCGTCCTTAAGCTGCCCATATTCGTCTATGTCAAAATAGAACATCCGGGGATGGTAGTCCGTTATCCGCTTGAGACCGATCAGCCCTTTCCATTCCCCTTCTTCGATGTATTTATGGAACTTCGTGCAGCCTACGAATCCAACACGGTATGCGCCGAATATTGCCTTAAGCGCATTTTCAAAGTTGCCCTCGAAAAACTCGGTAAAGTTCCACTTTACAAATTCTGCCTGACGCAGGGATTCAGGGTCTTTTTCATCGAACGGTTCTATGTACCAGCCGGGAGCCACAAAAGAATTATCCCGGAGCATCGTGCAAAATTTTACTTGTTCATCTTTTCTATCGAGATCATCGTATTTATATATCCCCTGTCTCCCGGCGTAATCATCGGGATTGTAGTTATAGCCCAGGTAGGAGATATAGCTTTTTATGAAATCAATGACTTTTACATCATCGACATTCTTCTTCGTATTGATATTCGGAGCCGACTTTGTTATGGCCTTAGGCATAGTCACCTCTGCGGTCTATCGTCTGCCGGATGTGGTTCTTAAGTCCGACCATCGCCTCGTGGGAGAATGTTCCGCTCCCTATATATTTTCTCATCTGCCATGCTATGGCAAAAGATATTATGCAGTCATCATTATATCCAGACGCGGCGTTGGTGCTGCCTTTATCATCGTAATTGTAGGTGTTCATTTCGTTAAGGCATATTTCGCTGTGTATAATTGTTTTGTCTTTCCTTATGGCTTCTTCAAATTCGGTTATCATCATCGGTTTGCTTATGCTGTCCGTTTCCCAGTATTTTCCCTTCGTGTTTTTCCATACCTGCAGGCGGTGCGTCTTTTCCAGTTCGTTGATCACGCGTGCGCCGTACTTCTCCCACTCGACGGCTATTACATGACGATTATTTTTCAGCGTGGAAACATATCCGGCAATCTTCACCGCGAAAACATCCTCCGGCAGTTGCGCCCTTAACTCGGCAATCTGCTCATTGGTGTTGAGTGACACGGCCTGCATAACGGAGTAGTCGGAACCGCTCCCGGACGCGGTGTCTATGCCTATCATTATCGTTTCGCCGTATACGGGGTCGCGGAATATTGAAAGCTCATTCTCGCGCCGTATTGGTGCCTGTATATGCGCCCTCATCCTGTTTATGTCGTCAAGCGCAAAAACAGGACGGCCTGTCTGAACGAACGATTCCTCCGGGTTTGACGGGAATTCCTGCTGAAGCTGCCACAGGCGCATGTCCCGCCTCTTCTTTTCATACCATTCTGCGTCCCTGCCCGGATAAACACTCCACGGCAGGAAGGTCGTCTCAAAGTTATTATCCCCGGTTTTTGCCTCAGTCCAAAGCTTGTGAAACAAATTTCCCATGCCGTTTGCGGAGCTTAAATAAATAGCAGATCCACTATTTGAGAGGGTCGGGAATGCACTCGTATGTATATCTTCAGCCCAGCGAATGAAAGCGGCCTCGTCCATTATAAGGAGGGAGAGGGATTTTGAGCGGCCAGCCTCCTTTGATGTAGGGATTGACTTGATAATCGAGTTCAGTCCTTCTACTTTCCCATCGGGCCGTTCAATGCCAAACCATAATAGGGTTTCATTGCGCTTATATATTATGGGCTTCATCCAATCTGGCAGCTGGTCGAATAAAAATTTTACTTTGTCGAGAAGTTCGGAGGCCGTCTCTTCCCTAATGGAAATAAACAGAATTGATTTGCCTGCATGAAAAATAGCCAACCACAATGAATAAGCCGCGACCAGCCATGAGATTCCAAGCTGCCGGGCCTTTAGAATTATGTTAAATCTGTGTTTTAACATTTTTCCAATCAAGTCAGACTGATAATTATATAGACCAAATGGTATTTTGGCCTTGTCAGGGTCTAACAGAAAACAATAATTGTTAATGAAAAATAAGGGGTCATATGCCAATCGTATTTTGACCGCCTCAAGCGGATGCGCATACAGATATGCGCCGTAATCGACGCGCGGCTGTAAGACTGCGGTTTCTATCATTCCGTTATCCCCGCGAGCCGGTTTGTAAACTTTTCAAACTCGGCTTTTGCTTCCGGGTCTGCTTCTAATTTCGCCTGTATGTCAACATTGATTTTCGTTTCGGTGGTTTGTATGTCGGCCTTTAATTCGATGCTCTGCTTCGGGTCACCGTCTATATATTGCAAACACAGTTTTGTCGCCTGCATGTCCCCGGCAATGGCTTCTAATATAACGCGTTTGACAACAAGCTCTTTTGGATTTTTGTATATGTGGGTGATGCCGTTTTTGTCTGCTACTTTTAATTCTCTGCTTCTAAGGACGCGCTTTAATTCTGTCACGAGAGAGAGGGAATCTTTGGGTCTGCCCTTTGGATTGGCGCATACGCCGGGCATAAAGCCTTTGCCCGTTATGCCTCCGCGTTGTTTTCCCGTAGTTTCTTTTACGGTATCGTTCAATCTGCCTCCAAAATAAAAACAGGCGGGTCAACGCGTTATCGCGTCAACACCACCTGTTGGTTAATCGTGCTGTAGTATTCGGGACAGAATCAGACTACATACTTTGCCTGTCCATTAAGAATTATACGGCAAACTGTTTATTTTGTCAAGTATTGATTTTAATTTGACTGTAGCAGGGGTTCATTCGATAACCTCCGGGATATAATTATCTAAAATGTTTTCCTTAATATGCTTGGCTATATGATACATCATTTTCGGCATTACTGCATTTCCGAGACGGGCTTTTTGTTCTGAATAATTTCCTTTTAAACCATAAGTTTCTGGAAATGAACATACTTTTAATAATTCCTTAACCGATAACACCCTGTTTTCAAATGGATGTATTAAACTTCCAAATCCAACGCCACCTATCACTTTTGTTATGGTTGGACACACTCTGTTGTTAAAAATCCTTACTGTTTGAAAATGCTTGTTTTTTTTCATAATATCTGCAATGCTTTGACCTTCTTTCATTTTGGGCACCCATTTTAAAAAACACTTACTTAATCCAGGGGGCATAACATTATTTTCAATTCCTTTTGTGGCTTCCCTGAATGTTATAAATGTTTTTAATGGCATGGGAAAACTCGGTTCAATCTTTAAATCATTTCTAACACCTATGAAAAACATCCTTTCCCTGCTTTGCGGCACTTCATACCACATGGCATTCATAAGTTTTACTCGTATGTTATAACCAGTGGTTTTTAAGGTTTTTAATATTTCGTTAAATTTGCCCTTCATCGTTCCCTTAATCATCCCCGATACATTCTCCATAACAAATACTTTCGGTTGCAGTCCTTCGATTAATCTGACAAATTCCATAAATAAATCATTTCTTGAATCATTCAGATTTCTTTTTCCGGCAGTTGAAAATCCCTGACAGGGGGGGGAACCATCTAAAACATCAAGTTGGCCCTTTGTTATTTTACAGAAACTCAATATTTCATCCGCCGATACTTTCGTTATATCCCGTTGCCAAACCGGAAAATCAAAATTCGCCCTTAATGTTTCAACAGCATTTGATTCCCATTCTATCGCAAGTAATTCTTTAAAGCCTGCCCATTTATAGCCGAGAGAGCTTCCGCCTCCCCCGGCGAATGTTGATATAACGGTATATTCTTTTACCATTTATAACCACATTTGGGGCATGCGTTATCTGTCCCCAGTTCGCCTATTTCTTTTTCTTTGTTTTCGGGGGCGTATCCCTCCGCGAAATCAACATGCGCCAGTGCATCGAAACTGAAATGCTCCTCCACAAACTCGGCGGGGATATGCGCGGTCTCGCTGAACTCATACAACCCCTGTTCCGTTATCGTGTTGAACTGCGAGGATGCGGAGAGTATCAGCATTTTTGCCTCGGTCTCGTTCGCGGCCTGCACCGGACAGCAGGGAAACGCGTCCGGCAATGTTATTCCCTCCTGCTTCATCTGCAACAGCGTCAGCCGCCGCCCATGCCCGTCAAGAATATAGTTTTTGCCTGTCTCCGGATCATGCCAGTAGAAAAACGGGAATGAAAAGCCCTGCTTCAATATCAGCTTTTTCAGCTTGTTATAATTGGCCTTGCTCATTTCCTTGAGCGTGCCCTGAAACTCGGTCAGTTCATCCAGCCGCTTATTATTCGCGCCCTCGCATTTGACAATCACTTCATCCATGTTTCACCTCGCGCCTATTATAGATTATTTCGCCGATGCCGTCAAATTGTTTTTTATCACCGCCGCGCACCCGTCATAGAATCGGCAGTTATGACAGGACAAATTTAGCCGCGTCCGGGTCTCACATATATCGCGCTGATTCTCGGCCTCGCTTAATCTTATCTTCTTCCCGTTATTCCGCTTCACGCGCCGCCGCTCATGCTCGGCCTTGCACTCGTCAGAGCAGCACTTTTTATATTTCATCGACGGCAGATACATCTTCTCGCATACCGCGCATGGTTTCGGTTTGACTTTACTGGGCATTTTTCTTGCCTCGCTTTAGTATGCTTAATTCAATTTTGATGTCCCTGCCGAAAAAAGTCACTGTCGCATAGCCGCCATGCTTGAGCAGGTGCTCAATAATTTTCTCGGGCGGGGTATCGTTTAATACCTGCAACGCCTCATTAGGATCTATCATTCCGCTATGTCCTCCGCTTGATGTTTTGCGAGCGTGTTGTCTGGGGCCTTCTCCTTGTGCACCGGGTCGCGATGAAGATGGTGCCCCGGACAGAAATGCTTAATGAGCCACTTTGCCAGCCAGCGAATTAGTGCTTTCATTTATTTATCACCTCCAGCATAATTATCAGTGTAAAACTGACGGCGAGCGACAACACCGTCACCACTATCGCCTGCCTAACCGTTATACCATGCATTTCAATCTTCATGCTTCACCTACCTGTATTCGTAGTCGCCTTTGTATCGTTCCAGTCCACAGTTCTCACAGCGCGCGCCCTTTTTCAGTCCATCTCTGACCTTGATATATGTTTCGTTCCACGCATGTTTCAGTCCCAGCCGTTCGCACATGCCGTGTTCAATGATTATCGTGCCTGATTTGATGTAGTAAATCATCTCGTCTTGTATCGCCATCTTGTCGGCAGGAACAATCCAAAAGCCGAGTAATGGCGTTGTGTCCATCCGCATTGCTTTGAGTATGTCAATTTTCATCTGTGATATGGCTTCATAGGGTATGGATTCACACAGCGTATAATCCCCCGCCCACGCAGGGGCCGCAAGGAACAGAATAAAAATAGCCAGTAGATACTTCATCGTGTCGCCTCCTTAATCTTCAAGGATATAGAAAAATGCAATTACACTCAGGGTGATAATTGCAAAAAACAGTATAAGTTGAGCTATTGCAAGAAGATTTGCCTGAGGAGTAAGCATACAAAATATTATAGCAAGCACGAATATTTCAATTACCAGTCCTGTAAATTTTAGTAGTTTCATACAACCTCCTTAATAATAAATATACCAGCCGGTATTATTGCCGGATTCAAAATCACAGTAGCAGGGGCCGTTTGTTATCGCATACTCCCAACTGTTGTTGAGTTTAAACCACTTTATCACTTCACGACCTCCTTGAATATTTTGTCAAACTCTTCAAAACTGCGCACCACATGATAGTCATACCCCAGCGTTTTTATCAGCCGTTCAAAAGCAATCTGATTTGCAGTCTGCTCGTTGCGTTCCGTTTTCGCTTCTATAAATATCACCTTCCCGCCCTTGAGGTAGATAATGATATCACTACTGCCTTTTTTCCCGAACCTGACAAACCGCTTTTTCCCCTTGTACTCGCCGACAAATGCGCCTGAATTATTGCGCACGAAATATAGTCGGCCCATGTTCTCCAGATATTGCAGATAGTCTGTTATACTTTTCAGCAGTGCCGATTCCTTCATACAACACTGCCTAAAATAGCGTTTCCACAAGTTATTTTACTTTCATCTTCTTCTTTAGATGGAACAAATACTATAACATCATATCCAATTGCTTTTAATCTCTCTTCAGTTTCTTTGTAAGGATAATAATTGTTATACCCGTTTTCGGTTATTAAGCCATTTTCTTTACAGGCCGCCGTTGCGTGCATTGGAGTTATTTTAATTAAATAATCATCTGGGTCAAAATATTGTTTTAGTATTTTCTCGTTGATAGTATACCCTGCAAGTGCAAAATTAAGTGTTATCTTTCTTCCGTTTGGTATTATGCCTGTCATAATTTGCCGTATCTCGTAAAGTGGAAGTGCATTACCGTTAAACATTATGGCTCTTTCATTTTCATCTGTCGAGTTGATAGATAACTGCAATCCGGCGTTTCCATTATACAATCTGTTTTTTATCCTCATCCATGTATGTATGAATGTTCTAAGCCATTCATTTTTTCGGGGCATCATTGTTGAAAGTACGGGATGTAATTTATATTCGCTGTCGAGGTGGTCTTTCATCCAGCGCGTGGCATCTAATACATTTGGATTCCATGTTGGTTCGCCCATTCTGGCAAAATGAATGTTGAGCCGTTTTGTTGTTCCAATTTCAGGATGAAGTTCTATCCCTGTTAAAACTTGTTTACATAAATCTTTATAAGTGGCATTTTTGCCCGGCCCCACTTTGGGCACATCACAAAAAGTGCACCCCATCGAACAGCCATATTGAGTGCTTATTGTTATCACCCATTTTTCCGTCAGGGGCAATAGTCTACTAGGAGGAACCCCGTTTATTTCCTTTTTAAGGCCAAGGAAATCTGCTTTTAAATTTTTCTCTTTACCGTAATCCCCAAGCGATAACATTTCAAGTTTTCCGTTATCGCCTTGAACAATCAGAATATTTCCTGTTGGTGTTTTAATGTTATTTAGAACCTTCACCGTTTCGCCCTCCCTATTTTCAGGCACTCGGCGCAACGCTTGAAGTACCAGCGCTTCTTGCCGCGCTCGACACGGGCAAGGCGGGATTTCAACGCCACATTTTCTTTCACAGATTCAAACAGTTCCATGCTTTTTTCATCATTCCGCTTATAGGCGTTTTCAAGCTCGGCCTTCAACGTCTCATTTTCAGCCAGTTTAATTGCAAAACATTCAGCACATACACCTACATTTAAGTGACCACATGCAAATACCTTTTTTTCGCCTGCATGTTTTTCAAGCTCAACAGTAAGAGCTGCAATCTTCTCGTTTAATTCGTCTTTGTCATGTTCGCTTAATAATTTGATTGCTGCAGCATTGACATTGCCATCTACACTATTTAACAGTTTATTCGTCTTTTCTTCTATTTCATTTTTATGTACCCTTTTCCAGTTTATTCTTGTTGATGTAGCTCCTTTTCTTATCTTCGTCATCTTACTCACCTGCCTTTATTTCGCTTTTTACAAAGCACAATCTTGTCGCTTCCAGTTCCTTTTTCAGCCGCTCAATCTCTGCGTTTACCTGATTGTTCAGCTCACACAAATGGAGATAATCAGCAAAAGTTATTTTATCGCTGATAGTCAACACCTTAAGTCGCTCGTTCTCCCTTATCATGTCGTCAACCTGTCCAGGCGTGAGCGAGTATAGTGACAGCTGGTTTTTAAGTTCCGCCACATCTGCGGCGTGGGCCAGCAGACAGGCGTCAATGGCTTCGTTCCTATAGACCTTTGCCACCGCTGTAAATGTTTTGCTTGTTTCATCTGCCTTAACTATTTCGTTCTTTCTGGGCCAGCCCTTGCAGTCAAGCGCGGCCTTTGCAAATGACAGCAGTTCACCTACCGCTTCCGCGCCTTTGTAACTCAACTCGCCTGTTTCGTAGCGGATGTCCTTGCTCTCGATTAGTTCTACTGCGTCCTTGATGTTCATTTTGCACCTGCCTTTAATATCTAACATTCCAGCCGGCAATGGCTCTCTTGGCTGATTGTAGGTGCTCCGTTAATGTGTCCTTTTTATAACTCTGTGTGTCGTCCTTTTCTGCGCCGCATACACTGCAGACAACAGTATAACAAGGTGTATGTGTGTTTTCTATCTCTGCATCACCACCGCAAAACGGGCACGGTTCCAATAACAGTAAAGGAAAATCGTCCATTTTTAGATTGATTATACCATTAATTCTTTTTCTCATTTCATTCACCTGCCTTGTTTATTCTGCGCATCAGTGCCCACAGGCGCATGTTATGTGCACACAGTCCGGGCTGACTCATCTCTACCCACGCCATTCTTATTTCATGCCAGTTCATTTTCCCTCACGCTCCTTTAGCATCGCGTCTGCATAAGAATATGCACACTCGGCAATTGTTTCGGTGTTTGCGGATTCGCTTGCATTCGGAAGTTGTCTGGATAATACAAGTCCTATTAGTGCCTTTGCCGCAAAATAATCACGCAGAGTCATACCCTCTATATGCTCTCGCGGTATTATCTGTCCGAGTGAATCTCTGTCATAGTATGTCCACGGAAATGCACTGCCACCTGTGTCTTTCATTTTGTTGCACACTCCTTTAACAGTTTGTTCACCGCCTCGACTATCATCTTTGCCGTCTCTCCCGCGTCATCGGCAAAACAGGTCGCAACATTTCTGCCCTCGCCGTCCATAACATACCAGTATCCGTTTGACTCCGGTGGTTTATGCGCCGTCCATTCTTTCATCTCACTTCACCTCCAGCTTTTGTAATCTCGATACCCTTTCTGCTTCTTGCATTTTTTTGTCATACTGTTCTGTGTAGCATCCGCTAAAGCAAAATACCACGGCGTTTTTACTATAATGGTGTTGTCGTAATTTTAACATAATCATTGCTTCTTCTCGGCTGAAATATGGCCCCGTTATCATGGACGCTATATTATATACCCCTTCACTACCTGTTTTAAAATTCTGGCCGGGGTCAATAATACACCACCATGGTGCCCTTGTTGCCTCGTTCAATTCGCTTACTTCTATTTCTATTTTCACTGTTTCACCTCCAGCTTTGCCAGTATATCGTTTATCGCGGTTTCGAGCTTGCGCATGTTTTCGGAATATGTAAATGGTCTATGATCCAGTTCAAACCTCGGCACGGGCACGGGGACGAACCAGTCGGGGCTATTCGTCAGTAACGAATGAAACGCACCCCTTTCCTTGAACCATTCCTCCTCTGTTTTTACCGTGCCCGCCTCGGTGACAGACCACGGCGTTTTCCATTGTTGTTTCAATTCGTATTTAATACGGCCTCCTATATTAATCAATGCTTTACAATCTTCAAAGCCGATGATATCGCGTGTTCAATTTTATTCGCGGTCGGCATGATCAGCCCTGCTTTTTTCATTAAGTCTAGGGAGCAGAGTGCCCTTTCTTCAATCTCGGTGTATTCGTGTTCTTCGATCGGCGTATTCTGGATCACCCGGTCGAGCGTCTCTGAGTCGGTAAAAATGCCATAACCCTGCGCGAGCACCATCGACACCGTGACATATGCCCTATTCTCAGTCGGGTCAACAAGTCGGACTTTTATGAAATATTTTACTCCGTTTTGGTCCGTATAAAAAAAATACTTCTGCCGTTCGAGAATAAAACGATTAAAGTCGTCCGATATTTTCGCCTTCTGAACATTCACCGGAGCCACACTTTCATTCAGTTCTTTTAATTTTTTCTCGACCTTGACCTTCTCAGCTAGGATTATTTCGTTGTTTTCTTTCAGTCCCACAATTATTCACCTGTCCTTTTTTGAGTTTTTTTCTTGAAGTCCGTCATAAACATTTCATATTCCATCATACTTCCTCCTATATTCCTATCATTTCCGCTATGACGCGGATGTATTTCTCACTTTCCACGCAAACTATCCTCTTTGCTTTCATACACCCACCCCCATTCCTTTATACGGTCGGTGATCCTGCCGCCGTATCTGTTTCGAAAATCTACAATTGACAGGTTGGTTGAGATAATTGTTGATCTTCCGAGTTCATATCTTACATCAATTATTTCATCTATAATGCTTTGAAAGAAGCCGCTGTCAGGACAATATTCCGCACCCAGATCATCTATCACAAGCATGGCAGCATATTTATAGGAATCTACATAGCCGTCCTGCTTGTCGAAATTCTTAATATTCCGATACATTTCATTAGCCTTTATAAATTCAACTTCATAACTGTAAAAAGTAGATTTATTCATATCATCCCATGATACGGTTTTATTCTTATATCCCTCCATCAAGTCATCATGTTTTTTCTGTCTATCTCTGCGGAGCTTGTGCAGCAAGGCGTGTATGGCATAAGTCTTTCCACAACCATATTTGCCGGATAATATTATTCCCTGTCCCTCAATAAAGTCCTTAAGCTTCCGTATTACCTCCGTCTGGTCATTCATTTCTGCATTGTCATATTTTCCCATGTTTCACCTCAATATTCATCAGGGTTTAATGTTCTGCCCTTAAATGTCTCTGGTGCGCTTCCCTGCCGCGCCTGATTGCCTGTTTGCTTTGACTTGTTTCCCTGTCTCTTATTATATTCATTGATAACCCAGTTATTTATAGCACGATAATCAGATTTATATTTATATCCCTTTGCGCCCTTTGCATTATCAAGAATGGTTATAAGTCCTTTTGTCATTTCTTCTCCGTGTTCTTCTGTTAATTTACTATATTCTGTCAATGTCATAGTAACAAATTCTGCATAACTAATCTTTTCTTCTTCTTTAACCACGTCCTTTTCTTTTACTTTAACCTTATCTTTATCTTCTTCTTCTTCTTGCAGAGTATCAATACTCTGTTTATAGTCTATCGATAGAGTATCAGGAGAAAACTTCTTAAGTTCCATGATAATTCTTTTATGAACCGGCTTGGAATCGTTCAACTCATTATATTTACAAGCATATTGAAATTCAAGAAATTTGGGGATAAATAATTTTGAATGACTGACCTTTGTATATTTTCCCCTGAATAACTCAATAAAATCTTTCTCGTTAAATTTTGCTTCAATAAATATTTCTGCAAGTTCAAGATCATATTCCCATATGCCTGCCACATTACACTTATCAAGGATGTATATCCATAATAGTTTATATTTCAAGGGCAATCTTCTAAACCACCTGTCTTCCCATTTTTCTGTTGCCGTGAATCTTTTAGGCATTTTTTATTTCTCCCGAGGTTATATGTTTTAAGGGTATTTTAACCTCACATAATATTATTGTTTTAAAATTGTCCTTTTTTATCTGTTCTTCATTTTCGTGATATCCTCCCTGATATTCATACGCAAGATATGGAACACCCTCCCTGTTAGTAATAACAAAATCTATTCTGCAATTTAAAAAATACCCTTCGTGCCATGATTCAGTAAACAAATGAGCAATAATATCTTTATTGATAAAAGCACACAACGGTATTTCTGGAAATACAAACAAATATTTTGCTTTTAATATTCTATAAAGTTCTTCCGCTTTTGGTGAACCAAATATTGATTTAACGCTATTTTCTTCAGGCAATGATTCAAATAATAGACCAATTTCTTTAGGCACAAACCAACCTGTTCCCTCAACATAATCAATAAGATGAAATTGATAAAATTTTTCAAACATTATATTGCAGGATGAATTATTAAATCCCATTTCATGTCCCGAACTGTAGGCAGACTTACCGTTGTCTTTTAAATATTCTGTTATGACTTTTTTCAGATAATTAAATTCTATTTTATTAAGTCTTTCATAATTTCCATTTTTCCATGATTCCCTTAATATTATCATTTTTTCTTCTCGTTCTAATAACTGTTTTTTTGTTGGCTTTAACTTTCTCACATTATCCTCCAAAAATGAACAAAGCTAACGGCAAAACATACAGGGATATGACAGTCTGGGGGTTGCGAGGCCCTCCACCCTGTTGCCTTACCGTTAGCTTTCTTGATTTTTGTCATAAAAAACACTGTCATAATTCGGCCTCGCTTAAATTCAATCTACCCAAATAATATCAGAAATTTCCAGAAAGTCAAGAGAATAATTAATTATTTTTTCCTCGTCATATCATCCTGCATATTGATAATATACCTCGCCGCCACTTTGCCGCATTTAGGGCAGACATGTTTTTCCGAGTTGATAAATGTCATTCCCCAGGGCGAACACGCCGCGCATAATATCCCATATTTTGCAACGTTCTCTTTTATTTTTTTGATAAGCAGGGCGCGGTATAATTCAAGTCTGTTTCGCAGTTTGTCTGCTATTTCCGGGCAGTCCTTTTTCGTGTCAACAATTTTCAACGCGAGAGAAAACATTTTATGTTTAATTCTCCATGCCTGTATCATGCGCCCTCCCTCACATGAAATTCCTTCTGTTTGCCCTTGTATGGCCGCCTGTCAATGCGGATGCGCCTGCCGTCCATTATCAGGTTGACCGTGCAGAGTCCCCTTGCTATTCTGTCCCCGTCACCGATTCCACACTCCAAACACTTGTGCTTTAGCGCACAGGCCGGCAATGCCCCGTTTGTGATCAGCATCGTCAATACCGTCCGCTGCTGCGGGGATAGGTCGCCGGAGAAAAACGGTCGTTGCTCAACGATATAGTCTGCCCGTAAGTAGTTCATCACTTCACCTCCAGATTTATTCCCGTTATCTCCTCAAAAATAACAGCGTCAAAATTTGGTAACGCCTGTATGCGCTCAATCATTTTCGGCGTATTGTTTTTCTGCCACCATTCTGCCCACACATCCTTATATGGTTTGCCTATTGGGTCTATGTCAAAATTTATCCATTTATCAGAATTAATAAAGTCTGACATTTTGATTTTTGTAGGCTTGTTAAAGCTCCTCATACACGGCTCATCCGTGTTAAATATGCCGCTGTTCATGTCGCCGCTGTTCATGTAGCCGCTGTTCATGTCGCCGCTGTTCATGTAGCCGCTGTTCATGTTGCCGCTGTTCATGTAGCCGCTGTTCCTGTAGCCGCT